TCCAAAATCTCCTTGGGCCGCAGTTGTCTGAGCGAAAATTTCGGCTTGGGTGGCAAGCAGTCTCTGCTGGGCAGTCAATTCTTCCACCTGACCACCGAGCACTTTTTCGAGGGCCAATCCAGCCTGTTCCATGTCCCGGCTGGCATCGGATGCTTCAATTGACGATTCGCCAAATTTGGCGACTGATTCGTTGTATGCCCGCTGAGCTTTTTCCACCGCCTCCGTTGCTCTGGACAGCGCGAGAGCGTCGACCTCTGCATTGACCAACCCCATCGACAGAGCCCTAGCCTTGATGGTCGCTTCGCTCAGAAGCACTTGGTAGGCGCGGAGAGGCTCGCTCTCACCGCGGAGAGCAGCGCCGATCGCCTCGATAGCTTGTTCTGGTGTGGTGTTGCCGAACGACGCCAAATCGCTGGCCAACTCAGACAGGCTTGTCGAAAAGTCAACCAGCTCGTCACCGGTGACCCCAGCCGCTCGGCCAAAACCCGCAAACGTGGCGGCGGCGTCCAGTGCCTGTTGCTGGCTCTGGCCAAAAGCGGTCGCAGTCGTCTGCGACCACTCTTTGATCGTATCGGAAACATCGCCAAACAAAACGTCCGTCTTGCTGAGCGTCTCGTTGAGGTCGCTGGCAGCGCTTACGCTGTCCGCTCCAAACTGGAGCAGTGCTGCACCAGCCGAGACCGCCATCCCGGCGATGCCTTGGCCGACGCCTTGGGCGATACCAGCCATGACCGAGCCGAATTTGTTGGCTGATTTGTCGGCGGATTTTATCTGATCGGAAAAATTGTCGAGCTCACGCGCGCTTTGACCGATCTTGCTGTCAAACCCGCTGGTATCGGCAACAATCTGTACGTTAAGGGTGTCCGACATTTGCCCCTCCGACCAGCGCTGCGAATTTTGACAACACCTGCTGGCCTGTCAGAGGTTTTTCTTCCGGCTTCCACCAGTCGGGCATAAATTCGCTGACCGCAAACGGTTTTGGATGGCGCTTGCGGTCTCGGGATGCATTGGCTGACAGGGTCATCATCATCGCATTTCTCAAATCTGCCCGCTGCTCGCTAGATGGTTGGATCGCCAAGAACGCTGCCCATGTGGCAAATTCGCTGGCACCCATGCGTTGCTGGAGCTCGGCCACAGTGCACCCTCCGATTTCCAGGGCCAGCGTGTGCCACAGGCGCAGTTCGGCGTCGTCAATTAGATTTTTTTTTCAGCCTCTAGCGACCCCGGCACCATTTTGGACAGCACCATTGCTTCGGTCGCCAAACGGAACAGGATGTGCCAGGGGGCTTCCAGAAGTTCTTTGGCGTCCTGCACTGCTGGTGCGCCAGTTTCATCAATCCATGTTCGCCGGACAATTTCGGCCGCCAGCGTCAGCGCTCGGCGGGCAGCGTCAGGCGTCAGGTTTGATTTGTCGGCCAAAGCTCCTTGCAGTTGGATAGTGTCCACCATCAACTCGCTGCGCTCTGCTCCAGTGAGTTCACGCAGAATGACCGATCCGCCCCATTCGGGCACGTCGATCGTGACCTGCCGCAACACGCTTTGTCTGAGTACACTACTGTTGAGTATAGGCATATTTTGTGCTATCAGCTCTATACGTTATATGACACAGCGCCAATGACTTTGATGGTACAGCTGGCCGTCATTGCATCCTCCAGAGGTGATTCGGGGGTGAATGCCGTCACAATGCCACTAAACGAAAAATAATTTGTGTCGCTCATGATCAGCCGAAACGTTTTTGCCGTCCCGGTCAGCAGGAAGTTAACCAGACCAGTTGTTGTGTTAGTCGCTGAGTGCGAAGGCAGATCTGGATCGTAGATCAGATCGAACGTCACCTCGCCCCCATCGCGGAGGCCCGGCGTAAACGCACGCCACTTATTTGTGTCACGTGCTGTTACTTCGACGGCGTCTTGTGTCATGGACGGACCACTGATGTCACGCACCTGGCCGACATCGACGAATGTTGTGCTAACCGTATTGACCCGCAAAACAGATTCATAAGCTGTGTACTTTGCCATTTTTCCCTCTATTCAATCAGATATGCGCCGGATTCATCGACCAAATAATCCCCTACATGATCAACCAAATAAACAATGGGTTTTGGTTGACTGACCGTCCTCAACGTGATGCTGGCCCCGAGCGCATCTTCCAGAGGCATTTCCGGCGTTATGGCCGAAACCATTGCTTGAAACCTGAACCCATCGTACAGGTTGGCGACATCTACCGTTTGGAGTTCTGCCGACCCTACAGACCCATTCAACAGAGCATTCAGTAGTGTGTCGTGCGTCGCCAAAGCGGAATCGTAGATGACATCAAACGTCAATTCGCCACCATCCCGCAGGCCGGCGGTGTACACCCGGCTGCTGTTTTCGCGGGTTGTCACGTCTACTGCATCTTCGACCATCGACGGCCCAGAGATGTCACGAACCTGAGCAATCACAACGCTATTCCACGACAGTGCGGCAGAGTTGGGGCCGACGTACTTGGCCATTATAGATTAACCTCCTCGATATTGACCGACAGCACAAAGCCAAAATATGGTTGGCCATTGTACGTCAGGTACTGATCGTTGGCTCCTGCCGTCTCCCTGCCAGACGTGATCCCAGTATCGTCCGTCACGCCCATAATCACAACTTCCGGATCGAGATGGCGGTTGTGCAAAAATGCATCGAGCGCTTCCTGAAGCATTACAATGCCATCCTGAATTTTATTGTTGCGATTGCCTTGGCCCAGAGTGTGGAGATAGAACGCAACGTAGTACGTGCGAGTAACAGAGTACAAATCCCGAGCGCTACGTGAGTACGTTGGCACGCCGGCCGGCCCAGGAAACGTCAGTACGGCAGGGAGCAGTGCAGTGTCCAGAGCTGGAGGATAATTGCCGGGTGGAGCGTAGACAACACCTGGCACCGTCATTGCACGCTGCTGAGCGAAAGCAATCGTTGTGCTGATTGTCATCGCAGCCTCCGGTACGGTTCCAGAATCTTGCCGACATCTCGGGGAATTCCCTGCGGTACCTCGATCACACCAGCGCCCGGAATCGCTGTAACGTCAAACGTGTTGGAGTCCTTTTGCCGATACATGTACGTTGCCATGCGAACTGTCGCATGCACGATGTCTGCTGGGGCCGTCACGCTGTACGCCCACCGGCCCGTGATGCTGATGGCGTTTTCTGGGTCCTGATCGAACGTCCAATACAAGCCGCTGTTAAGTTTGAACCGCAGCCCGTACCACGGTGTCTGGTTGCGCGGGTTGGTGACATACGAGCTTGCAGAGATGGATGTCCCGTCTCCATTGATCACCGTCGTAATCTGGCACAGATCCAGAGCGTACGGTGTCCAGTCCAGCACCATGTAGTGGTCGGACGTGTCATGCTCGGCGTCAAACAACTTGGTTGTATCAGCCGGAGCCTCGAACGTCCGATGTGTATGGTTGTCGATCGCGAACTGGGCCCGGGTCAACAACGATTCCAGAAGAGGATCATCGTCGTTGACGTCCAGGCCCATGTACGCTCGCAGTTGAGCCACGCTTGCATATGCCATTAGATCATCGCCATGTAGACCAAATCATCCCCGGCGTTGTTGCAGATCCGATAGAACACGTTGAGATTGTCAACCTGAAGCCACTCAGTTTCCTGCCCGGAATCCAGTTCCCAGCCCGTGGTCGTATCGGTAGAGCCGTTGGCAACAGTCACTCCAGCGCCACCAATGTAGACGTTTCCGGCATTGTCCGAAAGCGCCTTGAATTTGACCCGATAGCAGGTGACATCTGGCATCTGCACGGCTGTCGCCGAGCCGGCCAGCTCGCCGGTCTTGATCGTGGCAAACGTGCCGGGCTCTTCACGGATCGCACCGCTGGCCAAGCGCACAAGAGCGATACCCATGTTACGCCACCTTGCGGCTGATGGCCTGCCCGATGATATTGATCGAGCGGGCAGCACCAGTGTTGGCCTGCACGCCGATGTACGGCTTGAGGTCCGTTGCGTTGGTCAGGGCGGTCGACGTGCTGACAAGCGCTCCGTTGATGTAAAACTGAGCGATGCGCGACGCATCAATCGCCACACGCAGCCGGTACGTTGTGCTGGCCGCAACCGCAATGCCGGTATCGGTAGCCGTGTCGGTGCCGCCGATGCTGTGGATTGCCTGCCATTTGCCAGAGTTGGTCGCCGCGGCGTAACGGAAAAACGCCTGGTCATTGTCGGTGGCCGTGACCGATGTGTTGGTCAACTTGAGCCCAGCCCAGATGGTCATCGACGTAATCGTAGCCGTGGTGCGCAGCGCACACTCCCAGATCGTCTCCTGGTCAGTACCCCAGGTGACCTGCTCCCAGGCTGACTGGTTGGCGTCCAGATGCGGGACCAGAATCATCTGATCATTGTCGGCTCCGGCCGTCGTAAACGTGAGCCCTCCCTCAGCGTAGTATGTGCTGAGCGCAGAGGTGCCATTGGTGCCGAGCACCTCGAAGTCTGGGTCGGCAATCATCCGAGTCGCTTCGGACGCATTTTGGATGTCAGCGTTGATGCCTGGCTTGCCACGCCGCCCGGCCGCCCACGACAACTCGTAGCGGCTGGAGAGCGCATTGAATCCAGTGAGCGAGTAGTCACCGCTGAGCGCTAGGGGGACGCCATCAAACTGGACGCTCGCCGTGCCATTTGCATATTTTTGGCCAAAGCGCAGATTTCCGCCTGTCCAGGTCGATTTAACATTTGCAACAGTCATATCCATCCTCCTCGGTTATGGCGGTGGTTCCGCCGATTTCGGTATCCACGTATCCAGCGTGTGTCTGAATTTTTCATAAACTTTTCAATATACGCGTATATAAGAAAAGTTTATCAAAATCGTCGACACACGCTGGATACCTGGATACGGATCCTAGTCAGTGATTGCAGAGGCCAGTGGGAGCCCAGGGTAGCGGGGCACACCGATAAATGTGATGTTAACAGTGTTGCTGGCGTTGCCGCCGCTGTCATCTAGGTAGACGCAGTCGAACCCAGCGCTGAGCGCATCGGGGTCGATTTCGAACACGACTACCTGATTGGGGGCAACGCCCGTGTCGATGGTGTAGGTTTTGGCCGCCGTCTGGCGCACCAACACATCGCTGGTCGTGCCCGCATCCACATCGGCATAGATGTCGACGTTGTTGGCTACGGTCTGGCCACCGCCGGCCACCGCCGTCGCCTCTTTGACCGTCAGCACCAGATCAGTGTCAGCGCTGCCAGTGTGCGTGACAACGATAGCGCCGCGGTGGAAATTTTTGAGCGACACCACATCACAGGCCACGGCGTTAGCCGCACCCTGATAGAGCTGGACAATTTTGTGAGTCTGAGAGATGTGCATGAGTATCTCCTATGCCCGGGTGGCCAAAGCGACGAATGGGGACACGGTCGCCGTGCCCTTGTGCGGGGTCAGCGTATCGTGCCATGCGGGCTGGCCGTCGACACGATAGACAAATCGGTAAGCGGTCTCGTCTGTCAAAAACTGGACGTGGATGCTGGTCTCAGCCTGCAGCCCGCCCTTTTCGATCATGACATACTGGGACAGGTCGGCCAGAATGATGTCACCGACAGTGCCCAGCGTGGAGCAGTATTCAATCGGCACAATCGGACGGCCCAGCAGCGTGCCAAACGGCGCACCACTAATCCCGTTAGCTGGCAGATACACCGGCATGCCACCAGTACCGACAGGCATATCGAGAGACAGCAACTGGGCCTCGATGTCCTGATTGATAAACCAAACAGCGTTGGCACGCGAGCGGTTCCACATCCTCAACCACATTTTGAAAATGTTGGCGGTCACCAGCGTGGCCGCCGCCTGGCCCGTCTCTTTGGCGACGGTGACCAGCGCCTGGCTCGACAAAATGCCGAGAGGCTGGCCTGCACCAGTGCCATTGACGATCGAGTCCTCGACTAAAAACGTGAGCTCCTCGCTAAATCCCTGCTGCATGATGTTGCCGAGCGCCGTGGTGTCGGCGAGCAGCTCGTCAGTTACGTAGGCAACGCCGGCCAACTTTTTGAGCTGGAGCGTCATCTGCCGGAATTTTGGCTTGGTGGCCAGTTTGGTGCCCGCTTCGGCAAGCCAGTAGCCCTGGATACCACCCCAGCGGCTGCCGGTCGCCCGGCTGGTCTCGTCGATGGAATTCATGACGAGCGAATTGCTGTTGGCGCTGATCTGGATGCGACGGGTGCGGCTCATCACGCTGCCCATCTCATTCATCCTCTGCAGGATCTCCGCCGCGAAGTCCGGCTGGACAAGAAATCCTCCATCACTCGGAACACCCTCTGACAATCCGAGAGCTTTGGCTCGCTTGGCCTGAGCAGCCAGACGCTGGTCAGCACGATGGGGACGCATGGCTGCCTCGGCCACAGCGTAGAGCTGTTCGCCGAGCGACTTGAATGGCATATCAGCCATCTTGTCAGTCTCATCAGCAGTAACGACCAGTCGTGCCGCCGATTTGGTGGCAGGTTCGCTTTCAATCTGCGTTCGGAAAGCCTTGAGCGCATCGATCTCATCGCGCAGTGCCTTCATTTCGTCGTAACCCATTTTTTTGTCTTCCATTTCGATCTCCACGTTTGCGCCCGAGGCCATCATGTCCAGTTCGTGCAGTAGCTGCGCCCGTTGCTTGTAGCTCTGGGCGAGATCCAGATCGCCTTCCATCACGGCATTGCGGGCCAGATTGATACATTCCATCCACGTCATTTTGAGAACTCCTGTTGCATCCTATCCAGCTCATCCAACATCGCAGCTGCCGCAGATTTTTTGTCCGCCTCTGGAGCCGCCTCTGTACAATCATAGCAGGATGCCATCAACAGATTGTCGATGCCGAGCGATTTGACCGCCGCCACAACGTTGTCGTCAATCATACGCGGATCCATCGGCTGGACCGTGAGCGTGTCTCTGCGCAATGGCCATGCTACGATCTCGCCGTTGGCCGCTTTGACCACACCGTCGGGGATTGCCTCCGTGCTGGTACCAATGAGCCCGGCCCGAATGAGCTCCTCCAGAAACTGGACGTACTTGTTGCGCCGGTTGAGCACACGTTCGACAAACAAACCTTTCTCGTCGACGATGGCTGTCTTCCAGTCGACCCGGCCCAGCACATCGTCAGGGCCAGGCTCCCCAGACGGGGCATAGCCATGCTCCCAGTCAACGGCTAAGATGTCGGCTTGGGTGTAGGGTGATTCGAAAATGGTTTTGGCTGTGAAGAACTCGCCTACCGAACCGTCGGGATTGCGCCGGTGCGATGCCAGCCCCTCCAAATCCCGACCGCCCCACAGCACCATGTAATTGCCGATGCGCAGCTCGTCGGCGGTCATGCCGAGCGCCTTGACCGTATTTTTGCCCTCATCGATATCGTACCAGTCATAGCACGCCCAAAATCCGGGGGCCAGCGGATCTCGCTTGTCGCTGCAACTGTGCCGAGCCAAGAAGCTTTCTCGGCGCTCGGGGATGTCTCGCTGCATGGGCAGTTCTGGATCCCCGTAGTGGACCAGATATTCTTTTCCGTTGCGCAGTACTGTGCGCATGTACTTTTTGTCGTCTCGGCTCGATGGCCGTCGGGGCGACGCCTGGACCGTCACGCCATTGTACGTGTAGCGCCGCATCGCTTTGGTCTCGCTGCTGGTCATGACCGGCTTGCCATCCTCTGGTAATCCTGCGCGTCGCTTGCGCCGGATGAGACGCTGGCGCTCTGCTTCTGACAGGTTTTCTGCCCGGCTTTTGGGCAGGCATTTGGGGTACGCATCCAGATAATCGTCTTCGGACATGCCTTCGGTCGGCCGGCCACACGGCTCATAGCCACCGTCCTCTTTGGGGCGACTGATGTCGACCCACTGCTCGGCAAACCATTCCGTGAGATTTTTATAGTTGGTCTCGGCATCGGCATCGCCGTCGATATGCTCTATGAGCGTTTCGGCGTCTACCGATTTGCCGCTGGTGTACCCAGTCTCACTCTCGCCGTAGCGCTCCCGCACCAGCCGGCCATACTCCTGCACCAGCCAGCCGTTGGCATATGCCGACGGATACACCCGGTATTTTCGACGTGCCGCTTCCCGAGCCCGCTCCCACAATTTTGGGTACTGGACATCCGGCGGTGTATCGGCTTTATCCGCTTCGCTGGCATACAGCGCTGCAACCTGGGCCTCGGCGGCAGCCCGTGTTTCGTGGCATCCGGCCATTGAGCCATCGTCCGTTTTGATGACGGCGTAGCCGGCGCAATCAGACATGTTGGATTCGATGTGCCAGGGCATTAGTCCTCCAGTGCAGCCGCGATAGTTATATTTAATTGAGTGACAATTCGTTTTCTGTTTCGTTTGACAACCTGTTCATCGGTTTGCCATCTGCCACGATGTACAGAGCTCTGAAATTTGGACGATTGCACGAATGGCGCATAGGTAACATTCGTGCCAACTCGACCAATCAATTTTCTCCCCTCCAACCGAGGAGGACTCGTCGTCCACTTTCTACCTAGAGTGCCGGTCCTCACATATTTTGACCCGCGTCGTTTGGGCGGATATTTTGCTAGATCAGCCTGCAATACCATCGTGCTGATTCGCATTGGAGGAGCTAAAATTTCATGGATTTTTTGAATTGAATTGAATTTACGCAATAATTTTTCCACGCCGTCAATTTGTACTGATATCATTTTACCCTCCAGTCTCAGCTACTACAGGTACAATCCAGCATCGACATCGTGGGTGAGCTGGCGGAATCGTAAAATTGACGCGGAACTGGGTGCGAATATCATCGTCCAGCGCTGCATCGAATTTGTCGTTAATCCCAACAATTTGTCCATTGAGTCCGCCACAGATAGGGCACATCAACTCGTCTTCCGCCGCTCTCCACTCCATGTATCGGATGCCAGCCTCTCGGTAGACACGCTGATTTGCCTCGGCATATGCACGGGTCACCTCAGTGGCGGCAATCAATTGAGAGCGCTGTGTACCAAATATCGGTGCCAAATCCTCGATGAGCATAGACAATGGCTCACCATTCTGCACCCATTCTGCAACCGAAGAACGAGTGCGTGCCAGCGTTGTTTCATCAATCCCCTCAATTAGCGTACCAACATGGTTCTGCGCCCAGGCTCGAGCATCCTCGTTGACCAGCGTCCAGTCCAGCCCGAGCCCGATTGACTCCAACTGCTCCACGGCCACAAACACACCGAGGTCAACGCTCTCCAGCAGGGCACGACGCAACCGATCATAAAGCGCTGTCTCTTCCTGGATTGCTGCGACCTGCGCTTCCAACTCCGCCTCGACACTGCCGATGAATTCCTCAGCCGACATGCGACGAGCAGCATCCAAAATCGCACGCTGTTGTTTGGTCAGCGCCGTTTGGATATCGTTTGCCGCCTGCCGCTCCAGGCGATCTCGTTTGCGAGGTTCCGGCACATCGAGCGGTCGCAGCTCGACATCTTCATCCGGCTCGTCCGGTTCTGTTGTCAATCCGACAGCTTTGTCACGGGTACTGCTCTGTGATGTCTGCCAGGTCTCCCCGGCTGACGTAAAAAAACCGTTGCCATCGGCAGCCTCCAGCAACGCAGTTTTTTCTGCAAGCGTCAGGATGTCGCTGGAAAACTGTTCGGGATCTGGATGTTTTCGCTTTTTTGCCCAGCGAAGAAACCGACGTGTCTCGGCGGTTTTGGCCATGTCGGGTTCTGGTTCTGGCGCCGGCTCTGGTGCTGGCTCTGGTGCTGGTGGTGCTGGGGCTGTTACCGCAGCAGAATCCAAATCCGCGTATTCGATGCCATATGGCAACGACACGCCCAGAATTTGAGCAGCGACGGATAGTTTGACGCCGGCCTGCACGTAATTGAGCAGACTATTTGAGCGACGCTCTTCGTCCGCCTGATAGATTGACATCTCTTCCGGTCGCAATTCGATGCGATATCCGGATGGACCCAGCAGTGATTCGTTGACAATCTCTGCGAGATAACTCAGCGATGGGATGATGGTCATGTCGTAAAACGACAATGCGTCCTGCTGGGCTGTAGCATAGTTGGCCGCATTTGACATCACAATTGAGTGCGGCACGCCAAGCGCAGTTGCAATGTCCTGCCTGCGCTCTTCGGACAAATCAGCCGTCGCCAAATTCTCCATGCCCTCGCCGACCACGACCGGTGTCACGCCAGCCCGCACGGCAGCGGTCTCCCATGCCGATTTTGAGCCAGAGAAAAATCGCTTCCACCACGCCTCCAACCGCTCCATCTCAGCCGGCATGGGATTGCCATCGACCGTCAGCAGAGTTGCCTTGATAGCGCCACGCTCGAAAAAGTTGCTGGCAAACTGGTCAATATTGTACAGCACTCCTGCAGATGACATCGCCGCCTGAGCCGGTGGACGCCCAGGTATCGTCTCGTGCAGCGGGTTGGGCAGTGGGAAATACACGTAGTCGGTCGGCTCAAATGACTGTGGCCGCCCTCGATCCAGTGTCCTCTTGAATCCGGTCAGGCCAGTTTGCTCGCTAAACTGGGGCACAACACTGCTCGGCGCATGCCAGCGTAGCGACAAAATTTTGGCACGGTTTCTCTCGATAAACCAGAACGCTTCGGGGGCCAAGCACAGTGCCGCTTCGGTCAGGCTGAGCAGTCGTTTGAAATTTTGCAGGTAGGCCAGTGTCGGCGGTGGGGACGGAACCGTTGACAACCAAACCTCGTTGTCGCCCTGCATGATTGCCCAGGGCACACGAGTGATTGCCGTTGCTCGGATATTGACGCATCGGTACAGGTACGCAACCGCCTGATAATAGTTGCCAGCCGCAGTTGTCGCCTGCCGGCTGTCCGCCATCTGCGCTGCACTCGGGGACAGCTGCGTCCAGGCCTGCTCTGGGTACTGGTCCAGGAAAAATGTCGATTTTCCGTTCATCACTACATGGCGCTGAGCCATACTACCTCCCACCGAACAAGAGCAGCGATTTGCTGCTGTGATTGACCCCATGCCATGCCAGAGCCAGAGACATTACGCAATCGTCGTGCAATCCGTCAGGTGCGCCATACGACATCAACCCAGAGGGCAAACGCTCCATCTCGTACGATTGCAGCTCGTTGATCAGCACATCGTCTGCAATGATGCTGATGGATTGCCTGGCAAATGCCAGCGCCAGATCGTCGATGACAAGCGTCTTGCTCGCGTTGCGCGTCTGGAATGGCACGACCGGCAGCCCCTGGCGTTGCATCTGCTCGATAAGCGGCTCCCCGATGCTGTTGGATTCTGCCACAATCGAAAATGGCTCGAACCGCTCGAACAGCCCGGTCAGCCGCCCGAGCTGAACCTGGTAATCGATCTGGTTGAACCGTTCCATGTGCACTAGTGCGCCGTCGGTCACATCCATCACGCAAATGACCGTAAAGTCATGCGACTTGCCCCAGTCGACCCCGAACACGTACTGGCGGCCAGCCTGCGCATTAGCCTGTGGACGAGCCGTAGCGCAAGCACGAACGTTGCTGAATACACCGCCGCCATCCTCGACAAATTCGGCGAGCCATTCTTGTCTGTAGGTGCGTTCCGATACTCGCTCCCGAGCCGCTTCTGCTGCCCGGCGAATGCTGGGCATGGGGTTTGCAGACGACGGTGCGGTCCACGATGCGATGTTGCGCTGGCCGGCCACGCCACGCTGGTATTCGCGCCAAAACCAGTTGCGTCCCCGAGGGGTGCTGATCAGCAGGATGCGCCCATCCCGATCGGCTACCGTCGGCAGCAGAACGTCCGTGTAGGTTTCCTCCCTCACTTGCGCCGCCTCGTCCACGATGACAATGTCAAACGCTTCGCCGCGCAACGCAACGTCGTTGTCTGCACTGTACACAGACAACCGCCCCCGGCTCGGGAATTCGATCACGCGTTCGGACCGATAGATCCGAACGCTCTTGCCGGCTGGCCCCACCATCGATTCGGCAAACCGCCAAGGGGCTCGGGAATTTTTGTACGTCGGCACCACCCATGCCACCGCCGCTCCATTGTCGGCACAGGCCAGCGAGTAGATGCCAGCCATATAAGTTTTGCCAAACCGGCGGCCAGCGCAGACGACCTTAGTCGTCGCCTGGCTCCTCAAGATCTGGTGCTGATCGTGGCGCAATGGAGGCAATGACGCTCTCATGGTCAAATATCCGTTCGATTCGTATTGGCTGGCCATTTGGCCCGCTCTGTTCGGTGCGTGTCGGGGCATAGAGCCCCAGATAACGAGCGCGAGTCTCTTTGATTTTCAGGATGCGGTCGACTATTGCCGGGTCGGTTGCATTCGGCCAGAGTCGGCTCTCAAGTTTGTCCAGAGATTCGAGTTCGATTTTTCGGACGGCGTCCGCCGGATCCTGTATTGTTTCGACCAAAGCCTGGCTTACCAGTTTCCAGGCGGCCTGACTGCTGACGCCCAGCGCTTGGCCGATCTCACGATAAGACGCCCGATTTTTTCTGAGCTCCAGGGCCTTGAGCTTTCGGTCGTGCGCTTTGACACGTTGCGTCTGGGATTTCATGCGTTGCTTGCATCGATAATAGATGGTATTTTGCCAGTGGCTGTATTCCATCTCTCCAGTGATACGGCCACATAACCTGGGGAAATTTCAACGGCACGACATCGCCGTCCCAGTTGCTCACATGCAATGAGGGTTGTGCCGGATCCAAGAAATGGCTCGTAAACGTCTCCTTTGTGATTGGAGATAGGTATCTTCATGCAGTCTAGCGGCTTTTGTGTGCTGTGTCCGCCATCGACATTTTTATCTAAAGAAATCTTCCATGTGGTTGATGCGTTTTTCGGGCCAATCCAATGAGCTTGACCTCCTTTGCGAACGCCATACCAACATGGTTCATGCTGATAAGTGTAATGCCCGCGGCTAATTGGGAAATGCGGCTTTACCCAAATAATTTGATTGCGAATCTGAAATTCTGCTTTTTGCAATGCCAATCCCGTGAGAATCGAGTGGTCACCCGGAGGTGACCACGCATAAATTACATCTCCAGGAAACAATGCATAGGCACTCGACCAATCAACGCGATCGTCATTTGTGACGATTCCTGTTCTTCTGGGAGAAAATGACAGAAATCCTGCTTCGGCGGCCTCGTTACGCCAATTGGCATCATAATTTACGCCATATGGCGGATCGGTTACCATCAACATGGGTTTTTCACCTTGAAGCACTTTACCCACAACCGCTGCGTCGGTGCAATCGCCGCAAATCAGACGATGCTCTCCCAGTTGCCACAATTGTCCGGGTTCGACTTGCCATTTTTGACGTAATTCTTCAGCCCGGTCGACTTGTGGCTCTGCGTCATTATTTGATTTATCGTTCGCTCCCAATTCAGCGAGCATGGTATCCAGCTCGTCTTTTTCGAACATAGATGACAAATCTATGCCAGCATCTATGTCTGCCAGCATCTGTGCAGGATCCCAGTCTAACGATAATTCGCCGACACGATTGTCGGCATATGCCAGCTCTCGTCCTGCAACGCTGTCAATATCCAGATCCATCCGCTGAACCGCAACGATTTGTTTTCCATCCGTAGGGACAACGATAACGTTTTCGATGCCGATTTTTCCTGCTGCTTCGACCGTTTTGTTGCCAGCGATGATTCGCCCATTTCGGTCAATCAGGATGCTCCGCCCTGCACCATATTTTTTCAGAGATGATTCCAGCGCCTTACGACCTCGTTTTGTACCCCGGTTCGCATTCGCACGATCTGGTATCAGGGAATTCAACGTTTTTTCTGTCATGTGTTGTCCGTTTCGATATGTCCTCTGAGTGATTCGACGTCTCTGTTGGTGGCGTATTCGATCCAGTCAGTTGCCCGGGCTCTCATCCGCAGACGAGCCTCTGCTGCCCAGGCGGCTTCGGCCTGCCACAGGGTATCCCTCGGCGCAACCACAGACGCAGCGAGATGGCAATGAGCCTCATACTCTTCGACGGCCACATCAATCCGTCGGTAGAGCTGGACTAGTTTATTGAGCGACCAAGTCATGGCCATTTGAGTAGCCCCAGACCCGACGCCAAAAAAATTCCAGCGCCGACAAACAGGCCGATGGCCGTCCCGGCAATCATCATCTCGGCCAGGTCGCCCGTTGCCAGTACGGCAACAAACATGCCAAGCATGGTGTAGCCGATTGTCCACTGGACAATAGACGAGCGCTGGCTGTTGAGCCGTTTCATTTCACCCTCTATCCGTTCGACACGCTGGCTGAGCCCTCGATACCCAAGGTCTGGATCGCCACCGATGATTGTCTCCAGCTTTCTGACGGCCGCATCGAGCCGCTCGATTGTCTCTACCAGCATCTCGTCCCGGGTCACCTGACATCCCTCCTGACCGTGATTGTGCCCTGCTCCTCT